CCGCGATCACGGGTCACGGGGCCGTGACCGAGCCGATCGCCCGGCTGAGCACCGCGGTCAGTTGGTCATCCGCGACCAACCAGAGCGCAGTGACCAGTCCAGCGGTCATCACCGTGAACGTCCGCCGAAACCCCGCCAGGTTCGTGTAACCCGGACCTACGGCGCCCGTTTTGCCCTAGTGTGCTTGCGCATCGTCACTGCAGAAGGGGAGACACCGTGACTGAGAGTCCTGACGTTCCCACCTGGTCGGCCGCCGGCGCGGCGGTCCCAGCCGAGGCCGATCTCACGCCTGACCCGGCCGATGCCCTCGGAGCAGTCACCCCGAACGGGCAGGCCCCGGCGGGTGATCTGGATGGATCCAAGGCCTCCACCTCCCCCGAGGTGACCGTTCCCAAGGCCCCCCGAGCGGCGCCCAAGTGGGAAACCGAGGCCCGCGACCGAGTCAAGGCCGCCGTCCGAAGGTTCCAGAAACCGCTCGCAGACCTCCTTGCCCGTGATGCGAACGAGGGCGACACGAGACTCCTCGTGACCGACTTCCTCTGCGACGGCCTGGGCTTCGACAAGTACGAGGACCTCACAACCGAGTACCAGGTCAAGGGCGAGTTCGCCGACTACGGCGTCCGAGTCGACAAGCAACTCATGGCCTTCATTGAGGTCAAGCGAGTGGCGCAGAAACTCAACGAGAAGCACCTGCGGCAGGTCCAGTCGTACGCCGTCAACGAGGGTGTCGAGTGGATGATCCTGACCAACGGTCAGGTGTGGCAGGTCTGGCACATGACCCCAGGGCTACCGGTCACGATGGACAAGGCCCTCGAGGTTGACCTGCTGTCCGATGAGTCCGTGGCGGTCAAGGCGAACGCCCTGTTCTACCTGAGCCGTGACGCCCTCAAGAGGCACCAGATTGACGAGCTGTGGAAGGCGCAGGCCGCGACCTCACCGAAGTCACTGGCCAAGGTCCTCCTCAGCGACAAGGTCATCGAGGAGATCCGCAAGGAGCTGCGTCGTCAGACTGGCCACAACGCAGATGCGGACAAGGTGACAGCCGTGCTGAGGGCCGAGGTCATCCGGCCAGAGGTGCTCTGACCGACCGGGCGCCTAGCCGTGCGGCTCGCAGGCGTCGGAGCCGGGCGACGGTGGTCGGCGCGTAGGCGAGCGCGTCGGGCCGGTCGATGAGGGCGTTGACCCGCCGCCAGTAGCTGGTGGCTGACAGTCCGAGCTCGTCGCGCATGGCCTGTTCCTGGGCGCCGGGGTACCGGTACCAGCGGCCGGCGAAGTCCAGGAGCGCGCGGTCAGTGTCGGTCAGTGCCATGGGTTAAGGATGACGCGACGGGCTGACACTGCCGGCGGATCGGCGTAGCGTCGAGGCTCCCAGGCAAACGGAGGCCCCTGGTGACCGAGCCAATCATGCGGATGCTGGTCTGGGATCCGAGCGAACCGACGACCGACTTCATAGCGCGGCAGCGGGAGGCGGGCTGGGCGCCTGCTCCCGAGAACATCACGCGTCCGCGACTCGACGGCCACGTGGACTGGCAGTTCTACTGGGTCGGGCCTGGTGACCCGCCCGCGTAGACCTGAACCAACCCAGCAGGCACGGCGACAGGCGAGCACGAGCTGCTGGTCCTCACCCACCCGAGGCGGCGTCACCGAGAGGCACGCGGCGTGAAGGCTATGACGTCCGCGAGTTGCTCAACGTCCGCGTCCCAGTTAGACCAGCGAGCGAAGTAACTGGGGTCCAGCCCCGAAATCTCCCTGAGTTGAGCCGGGGTGTAGCGGGCGTGCTCACCTGTCTGCAACGCCATCTGGAGCCAGATGGCTGTCTCGTTGGTTGTGTGGACCGGCTCGTTCTTGTTCCATCCGCGCTTAGAGATCTGCTTGTAGAGGCTGGTGGCCTGCTCGCTGCCAATGATTCCGAGTTGCTGGAACCTGACCACGAGGGCCTTGATCGACAATCCCCAGTGGCTCTTGAGTTCGGCGAGGGCGTTCAGGGTGACGCGCCCGCCGAGAGCCTGCCAGTCATCAACGAGCGGCCCTGCTGGGGCGAGGAACGCGCTGGCGAACCGGTGAGCTTGCTTCTCAACGAGGCGCGCCTCATCGGCGGTCTCGGGAGGGCGTTGGCCGTGATGCAGCGTGAGGTGACCGATTTCGTGGGCGACCGTGAACCGCTGTCGGTCCCCAGGAATCGGGCTGCCGCCTCCTCCCGGCCGGCTAACCCGGATGAAGGGAACCCCATTAACGCGCTGCGACAGGCCCAGGTGACGCCCGAGCTCGTTGTCTAGGGGCAGGACCACGCATCCCAGACGTTCGGCTGCACGAATCACGTTGCCCACTGCAGCGCCATCGGCAACGCTTGCCACTTGCCGCACGTAGTAGGCGAACTCCTCGATCGCGTCGTCGTCATTCGCGTCGTCTGCAAAGGCCGGAACGGCGTCCGGGATTCGCTTGAGTTGCAGCTGCGTGATGGCTTCATAGGCGAGCAGGTTGTCCGCAAGAACGCTTTCGAGTACTCGAGGAGACGCGTCTGCGTAGGCCCGCAGCCAAGGCCGCGTGGCCAGAACATCGCTGGTTGGCCTGGTGAGGTACTCCGGCGTGCACTGCAGTGCGTTCGCGAGTCGCTCCACCAGGGCTTCGTCAAGGGCCTGGCGGCCAGCCTCGATGCGCGAGACGAGGGTGTTGGCCGTCTCTCCTCGGAGCAGGAGCCTCTGGGCGAGAGTTGCCTGGGTCTGGTTGGAGGCTGTGCGAAGGGTGCGGACGCGCTCACCAACCGTGGTGGGGCTGAACATTTGGGAATCCTTCCTGGTAGCTGCGTCCCTAACCGAGGCCGGACTCCTCCCCGAAGTCGTCGCCGAATCCTTCCAGCCCCTCGTCTGTCGAAACGAAGCCCGAAGGCGGGGGCGTCTCCATCAGGTCGATGACGCTGTCGAGAATCAGGGTTACAGGCCCGTCGCCCGTCCAAGACACAATGCGGCCAGCGAGCAGTGCGGTCAGGGCATGGTTCTCGTCGACGTCATAGCCGAGGATCCACTTCTCGCAAGGGATCAGAGTGTCAGGGTCGCTGACGAGGAGCGAGGACTGGCTTGCGCAGATGAACTCGATGTCTCCGGACTTATTCGGCCTTCCGCGCTTGACGCGGTATCGGATCTCCGACCCACGATCGGAGGAGATCAGTTCGAGGCCGCCGGTGCGGGCCTTGGAATGCATGCCAGCGGCATGGGCGCCGCGCTCAGCGGCCTCGACGATGAGCGACCTTTCGAGCGCATTAGCCGGTGCACGGCCGCGTGAGAACGCTTCGTGCCGGGCGATGGCCTCGTCGACGGCGTAGCCGGACTCCTCCCCGGTGTCGCGGATCTCCCTCGCAATCGCCAGAAGCCGCTCGCGCTCTTCACTCGATGGGTGCACCATGCGTGAATAATAAACGCAAGAAAATCGCCATGTCCAGCGGTTGACCTCGCGAAACGTAACTCAGTGCGAATCGGGGGCGAGGGCCGCACAACGGGGGAGGAGTACGGCCCTCGCCCGTCCACCCTACGACGCCGCGGACGGGACGCACCAAGGCCCCGGCCAGCGGCGGTCAGGCCGGCGTGCCGATGAACAGTGCCCGGCTTACCGTGGGGTGGTCGTGGACCCTGACACGACGAAGCACCCCCCACCGGCCGTAGCCGATGGGGGGTGTCGTCTATCCCGGTCGCCGCTCGTGTCCGACCGGGCCTCCGCGCTTCCCGACGCGGGTGCTCTCAGGGCGCTGCTGGCTTGCCGTTCGCGCCGTCCTGCCAGCCGCGGGCGTAGGCCCGCTTCTCGTTCTCCCGCAGTGCGTGCTGCCATGTGTCGTTCAGCTCGGCGCGGACCTCGTCGCGGGCGGCCTTGAGGCCCGCGCAGATCTCGCAGTCGTCGGCGGGCAGCGGGTCGAGCGGGCAGAGCCGGTCGTGGACCACGGCTACAGCCAGCCGCGGATCTCGGCCTGCGAGTAGACGATGTCGGGCTTGCGGCCCGTCCAGTCCTTGTGCCGGGGGCGGCGGAGCAGGGACTTGGCGCCGGTCGGTGGCTCCCACCCGCAGGCGTCCGCGCACGCGCGGAGCAGCTGCGCGACACCGTCCTTCTGCGCCTGCGTGAAGTCGGGCTTGCGGCCCTTGGAGACGATCTCGACGCCGAGCATGTAGTTGTTCCCGAGGTTGTCGGGGATGCCCAGTGCCGACCAGGGGCGCTTGCCCTTGAAGGAGCCGAGGCCGGCGTGCCAGATCGGGTAGGCGTTGTGGACGTAGAGGGTGCCGTCGCGGTCGAGGGTGAAGTTGGCGGCGGGGACCCGGTAGTGCGACTGGACGAAGTCCACCTGGCCCTTGTTGGCGCCGCGCTGGTTGCCGGGGTGCTTCGGGTTCGTGGAGTCGGTCACGGCGCCTGCGGTGTGGTGCAGCAGCAGGGCGAGCGGTCGCCGGGTGGGTCCGCGCCAGTCGGTGCCGTTACGGATCGTCGACCAGCGCGGCAGGAAGACGACGTTGCCCTTCCCGAACTCGCGGATCAGGGCCTTGCGCAGGTCGTCACTGAACGCCATCACTGGCCTGCCTTGGGTGCGGCGGCGAGCCAGGGCACGAACCGCTCCAGCCAGGCGTTCACGGCCGGTAGGGCGAGGACGCGGGTGATCGCGCCGGTGACGAGGAGGACCTGGGCGACGGCGGCCTGCTCACTGACCCCAGCCGTCATGGCGATGAGCGGCAGCAGGGACAGCAGGCCGACGGCGGCGGCAAAGATGGTGCGGGCGGTGGCCCGCCACGGGTGCTCGGTCTGCGTGGGCTGGGTCATGGGTCAGTCCTCCCGGTTCTCGATGTGCCAGGTGATGTGTTCGTCCAGCCGCTTGCGGAGGTAGCGGACGTCGTCGAGGACCTCGTGGGTCAGGCGGATCGAGTCGGCCAGCGCCCACCCGCCGTTCGCGTCGGGCTGGATCGGCTTCGTCGCCTCGCGGATCTGTTCGGCGAGTCGGCGTTCCATCTCGGCGCGTTCCCGGTCCCGGACGGTGGCTACGCGCTTGGCGTTCCAGCGGACGACTCCCGCGACCACGCCGCCGACGGCGAGCAGGATGCCGACGACGACGGACATGTCGGCGATGTCGAACCCGTTCTCGCCTGGGTCGAACAGTCCGGCCAGGATGTCCATCGGCGTCCTTCCTGCGTAGGCTTCACGTGGCCAGTTGGGGCGGTTATGCCGTGTGTTCGACGGCGTAGGCGAGGTGCGGGTACATGGCGACGATTTCGGGGTCGGTGAATCCCATGCCGCGCCAGCGGTTGACGGCGGCGACCTCCGCGGGGTCGGGGTCGGGGACGTCGACCTCGCGTGTCTCGATGAGTACCCCGTTGTCGTAGGTTTCGATGGTGTGGATCACGCGACCCTCCCAGAGACGCGGACGGGGTTAGCGGCGTCGGCAGCCAGCAGAGAGCCAACGGGGTCGGGTAGGGCTCCAGTGACGCCGGTTCGGTAGCGGCATCCAACGGCACCCGCACCCATGATCGAGTTGCTGGAGATCGGCACGAACACGCGTAGCGTCGGGTTGGGGCTAGCACTGCCCTGCGCCACGGCACAGAACCAGTAGGTTCCCGCGCTCAGGGTCTGCGAGATGGTGGCCTCTTTCGTACCGGTGGTGGTGGTGTCCACCGTTCCGGCGTCGACCAGCAGCGACGAGGGCAGGTTGGTGGCCGAGTTGTGGTTGTAGATGCCGAGGCGGACGACGGAGCCAGCTCCACCCGGAGTGGTCACGACCTCTATGGAAAGTCGGTCGAGGGTGACGCTCGACGGGATGTAGACCGGGACGAGGTACAGCACACCATTCCCCACGGTGACTGTCGTCACGTCACGGTGGAGAGGACCGATGTAGCCGCCCGACCATGCCAACGGTCGGTTGATGCTGACCGTTGACGCCTTCGCCGCGAGGTCCGTCGTCAGCCCGGTCACTTGCGACTGTGCGAGCGTAGAAACTTCGGTGAGGACTTTCTTCCACGCGCCGTTACGGCGGACGTACAACTCGTCGGTGTCCTCGGCGTAGGCGAACGCGCCGTCGTCGGCCCCGCCGGGGAACGCGGCCACGTTGGCGTAGGCGGTGGCGTCCGCGGTGCCCGATGCCCCGGTGGGCCCAGCGGGGCCGGTCGGCCCGGTCGCGCCTGTCGCCCCGGTCGCTCCGGTGGGCCCTGTAGGTCCCGTGGGTCCGGTGTCGCCCGTCAGGCCGCGGGGCCCGATCCGCGCCCACTCGGCCTTGATGACGGTCCGGCCGGTCACCGGCTGGATCGGATTGCCGCCGTCGCGGGACGCGTTGATCACGGTCTTGGCGACCGTCGCGATGATGGGCATCAGGAACCGTCCTCACGGGTGGCGTTGGGCTCGAGTAGGACGGTCCCGCGGAAGATGAGGTCCTTGCCGTTGGTGTGGTAGCCGATCAGGTCGTACTTGTAGGACTGCTTCTTGTGGCCGAGGGCTTCCATGAGCGCAGCGGTGGCGTCGGTGTCGTGGGTGATCGTGAGGGTGCCCAGCGCCCCACCGTTCACGATGGAGCCGTCCTCGGTCGTGAGGGTGAAGGCGGGTTCTTCTTGGGGGTAGGAGGTTCGCCACTCGGCGCGGACCTCGGTGAAGACGGACAGGTCGATGGGGTCGCCGTTCTCGTCGGTGAACGCCCAGGGCGTGTCGGCTCCCGACGTTCCCGCGACGACGGCGTAGTTCCATTCGAAGTGGTCGTTGAAGATGGCGACGGCCATGGGTCCTCCAGGGTGAGCGGGTTAGCGGAAGGTCTGGCGTTGCCGCAGGTTCGGCGGTAGGACGCGGGACGGTGTCCCGGCCGGCGACTGGCGCTGCCGCAGGTAGCGGGGGACCCGCGCGGCGCCTGCGAACGTGTGGACGTTGCCGGGGTCCTCTAGGTCTTGGCAGACGGTGCTCGTCAGGGACAGGGCAGCGATGCCGAAGGACCCCTTGAAGGAGATGACGCCTGCGTCGGCGGGGGCGCCGGTCGACTCGGTCGCGGTGAGGGCAGCCGTGTCGACCCACAGGATCTGGGTCATGAGAAGGACTCCAGCCGGTAGCCGATGGCGAGCTGGCCGCCGAAGTCGGAGGCGAACGGGTGGAGCCGGTCAAGGCTTCCATCGGTCACGGTGGTGGCGAAGGTGACTGCGGCGCTCTCCCACGCCAGCTCGTCGCCGGTGCAGTCGACGACCCGGATCAGGACGGACACCTCGTAGTCGGGCGAGCCGCCGTTGACGCGGGCCACCATCGCCACCCGATTGCCCCCGAGCGGGAGCCACTGCACCGAAGAATCTCGGATGTTGTCCGGGCCGAACATCGGGTCGGACCAGCCGCTCCAGGTCGCGTGCACAGGGTGCGTGAAGGTCACGCTGTCCAGCGCGGTGCCGGTGTCGTCGAGCAGCGTGAGCGTCATCGTCGCGTCCTGGGTCGGCATGTCGCGCGGCGACAGCCCCAACCACCGATCAGCGGACGGTGACGCGGCCAGCCAGCGTGTCCCGGCCGAGCACGACCAGGCTGTCGCGCCACCCGTCACCGGCAGGCCCCACAAGTCGGTGCCGTCCGACACGACGACCTGCGAGGCGTCACCGGCCAGGCACACGACCGTGAAGTCGTCGGTGATGTCCCCGAACGGCGCGTCGTCGAAGTAGACGTCGGCCGCGGTCGTCCCGGCGTCGACGAAGGACCACTCCTGCCCGGCGCCGGTATCGACGCAGACGATGACCGCGCCGTCGATCGCGGCAGACCTCACCGCGAGGGGGAACGCGCTGCCGTTGAACACCGAGCTGCCGCCGCGCGCCACGGTGTAGGAGTCGCCGCCGGATGAGCGCAGGTCGACGACCTCTCCGCCCGCCGCGCCGAGGATCCAGTAGTACGTCGACGGCCAGGAATCGGCCCCGAGGTACGCCTGCTTTACCGGGGCCACTTGCTACTCCTCGACGACGATGCGCATGTTGGCCCGGAACGTGCAGGCGTTCTCCACGTACACCGCGCACCACAGGTAGGGGGCGTCGTCGGACCCGAACCGCCAGCCCAGGGCGTCGACGAGGAGCCCGGTGACCGGGTGGGGGTCGGCGTCGGGCTTCTTGCTCGTCTCCGCCCCGGGCGAGTACCCGGCCCTTTGCTCGAACTCGCCCCACGACTCAACGAAGTACCAGGAATCCAGCGTGTCGACCGTGGTGTCCAGGGACCACCAGCCGTACCCGTCGGGCTCCTCCGCCATCGGGTCCGGGATCAGGTCCGTGAGCAGGTCGACCATGGTGTCGGTCTCGGTGGAGAAGTCCTTGCCGAAGATCGCCAGGACGAACGGCTCCGGGTCGCCGCTGGTGCGGGCGCGGATCGAGTCGATCGTGCCGCGCTCCGCGCCGACGAACTTGATGACGTTCCAGCCGGCCGCGAGGACGGTCGGGCGGACGATCCCGGCACCCGACTCCTTGTCCCACCCGGTCGACTCTTTCCACGGGTTGCGGGTACGGCCCCGGCGCAGGTACAGGGCCCGCGTGGGGTCCTCCTTCACGGCCCGGATCCGGGCCTGCTGCGTGACCAGGTCCATGAACGGACGCGGCTTCTGGGACACGGTCAGGGTGACCGTGTGGCCCTCGTCGGAGTCCTGCTTCCCTGCGATGTAGAAGTCGGCGAGGCTGCCGCCGTCCATGCCGTTGATCCGTAGCCAGCCGCCCTCGCGGATGTCGAGCCGGGAGCGGCCGTTGCCGTTCTCGTCGGTCGGGTCGGAGGTGAGGACGACGCGGCCGGTCCACGACGCCCCGTCGAGCGCCTGCCGTGCGAGCCTTCGGGCGTGCAGCCGTGCGCGTTCCTTGCCGGCGTCCTCGTAGGAGATCGCCCGCTCCACGCGGATCCGCCCGTCGTAGGCGTCGTTCTCGGCGATGACCTGCCCGGTCGGCGAGTACAGGTACTTGCTGGACTCGGTGACCTCCGACAGGGGCCGGGCGTAGGAGGCGTCGAGGTCGGAGATCAGCGCGGTGTTCTCCCACACCAGGTCCCAACCGTCGTTGTCCTCGATCGTGCCGGTGACGGTGACGCCGGCGTCTTCCTGCAGGGCGCGGACTGCGGTGGTGGTGTCGTCTCCCCACTCGCCGGTGATCTCCACGTCCGGCCACGCCCCGAACCGCAGCCCGTACTGCAGCTGGGTGATGGAGTCCTCGGCGAACATGGAGTCGTCGTCGCCGTAGCCGAGGGGGTAGGTGGGGCCGTCGGTGCGGTCGGGGTAGTCGGGCTTCGCTGGGAACAGGGCCGGATGCTTCATGTTCCGCCACCGGGACCCGTCCTTGGGGTCCAGGCCCTCCCCGTACACGGCGTTGACCGCTTCGGTGCCGTCCTTCGTGAACCCCAGCAGGGTCACGCCGTCACCGCCGAGGAACACGGTGTTCTGCTGGACCGCGCCGTCGAGCTCGTCGCTGACCTGCCGCAGGTAGTACTTGCGGGGCTGGACGTAGCCGTCCTCGTCGAACGCGCGGGAGATCGTCCACGCCACGGTCGGGGACTGCGCCTGCTCGAGGACCTGCTCCACGTACTCGGCGACGTTCGACCCGCGGGACCCGCGGTAGCGGAGATCGATGTTCGTGTCGTCGGACTCGAACCGGAACCCGACGAACGGGGTGAAGGGGCGGGGGAAGTCCTGCACGGACATGGCGCGGGCGATCCACTGGCCGGCGTCCAGGACCCGGTCCCGCAGCTGCGGCTGATGGCAGCGCAGCGTGCACTCCCCCTGCCCGGCGCCGGCGAGCTGCAGCGACACCGACGACGCCATGCCGGGACCGTCGCCGAGCTCGATCGACGCGACGAACCCGTGCCAGTACCCGACCTCGCTGCGGCCGAGCTGGAGGGCGAGGTCGGCGGGCAGGACCCTCCACACGTCGATGTTCGCGAGCTCGCGGAGCCAGTCCGGGGCGTCGAACGGGGTGAGGCGGGGAAGCCGGATCGACCCGATCGTCTCCCCCCACGGTTCGGCGAACCCGAGCGCGTCGATCAGGGAACGGGTGTCAACGATGCTGGTGATGTCGACACCGTCGGCGGTCTTCGTGGGCGGGTCGGTGCTGATGTCCCACACCGCGCCGATCTCGACCCGGAACTCGCCCCACTCCCCCGCCTGCACCGAGTCGGCCTCGCCGGCGTCCCACGTGCCGTCCGGCAACTGGACCGGCATCGGATAGCCGTAGGAGGCGTAACGGATCACGGCTGCCTCGGGATGGACGCGGTCACGATGAGGATGCCCGCTTCCAGCAGGACCGGGTCACGGCCGGGCTCGGTCGACGCGGGCATGCAGGCGTACTCGATCCGCGTCGTGCCGGTGTCCTCAGTGATCGTGTAGTCCCACTGCTCGAGGGCCTGCACGAGCTCCTCGGCGGCGTCGATCGCTTCCGCCGCGGTGTCGGCTTCGAACCGGACGACGAGCCGCATGGCGGTGATCCGGGCCCGTGACCGGGTCAGCTTGCCGCCCGACCGCCACGCGGACTCCGCATACGTGTTGTCGACCTGCTTCTGGCCGGGGGCGAAGTCGACGAGCTCGATACCGCTCGACCCGTCCGACGTGATGACCAGGTCGGCGAGGGACAGCCCGGAACGGTCGATCGTGATGGTGGTCATCCCAGGGCCCCCACGGGTGCGAGCGGTCCGGCGCCACGGCTGGCCAGCGACGCCAGGCGGCGGGCCTCTTCCGCGGCCTGCCGCAGTGCGGCGTCGGAGTCGACCTTGATGTCGCCCTGGAAGATGAACTGGGTGGTGCGGCTGCCGAGCCGCCGGGACTCGTCGGACACGTTGCCCGGGTCCAGTGCGGCCTGGTCGATGTTGTTCTGGGCGACGAGCTGCGCGGACGGCCGCAGGAACGACCTGGCGTAGGCGCGGGGGTCTTCGATGCCCCACTCACGGAACTGGCGGGCGAGTCGCCGCTGCCCGCGCATGATGAGGTCCTCTGCCTCCTGGCCGCCGAGGAGTTCGGCCTTGTCCAGGTAGGACCCGGCGATGCGGGCGGCCCACGTGCGTCCCTGGTCGCCGGTCTTGTCGGTGCCGAACCGGCCGTCGACGATCGTGGGGTCGAAGTCGAGCTGCACCTGCCGGCGGTCCTTGCCCTTGCCACGCCAGACCCGCTCCCCCATCGTGTCCAGGGACCGCCAACCCTCGCGGATTGATGCGCCGGCGAGTCTGACGTCGTTGTTGCTGTTGAACTTGTCGAGTGCTTCACGGAGGGTGTCGACCCCGGTCGCGGCACCGACGGTCCGGTCGGTCATCTGCTGCAGGTAGGAGTCATAGTCCTCGGCAGCGGTGGCGGCGGCGGACATCTCCACGGCCGAGGACCGGGTCGCCCCGGCGTACACGTCCTGCATGTAGGCGGCGCGCTCAGCCTCAGCGGCGACGTCCTCCCAGGCGTTCTTCTGGTCCAGGAGTTCACCTGACTTGTCCCAAAGCATCTTGATCGGGGCGTAGAACGGGAGGGTGGCCGTGACCCCGCCAAAGAGGTTGCCGAGAGCTTCCATCCGGCGGTCACCTAGGGCCGCGGGGATCTCGCCGATCTTCCCGATTAGTGCGCCGAAACCCTCCGTCAGGACCGCTACGCGTCCCGCCGCGTTGTCTATGAGCGCGACCATGCCATCGGGGCCACCCAAGCTGGTTGATGCAGCCTGGAGGGCGTCTATGAGTCCTTCCCCAATGGTGGCCTTGGCCTTATCTACTGCTGCGGTAAGGGCCTTAGTCGTGTTCGCGTAGCCGTCGGCGGTCCGCTCGACGTCGCCCTGCGCCAGGACTGAGTCCTTCATGATGAGGGCGTAGGAGGCTTGCGCCTTCTGCGCGGCGTCGAGGATCCCGACCCCGTCGTAGATCCCGAGGTTGAGTGCCTCCTGCCGCAGCCGCGCATCCGTGAGGGCGATGCCGTACTTCTTGAGGGGTTCGGTCTCACCCGACAGCCCAGACTGCAGGGCCTGCAGGGCTTCTTCGACGCTCGTGTCCGAGAACGAAGACAAATCGGCGGCCAGGGCCACGAGGGTGGTGGACATCTCCGCGGCCTTGGTCTGGCCGATGCCGAACGCCTGGAACAGGTTGCCGTAGGTCCCGGCAGCAGCCAGTGCCGCCTGTTCGGAGAGCAGAAATCCGGTGACCGAACCTTCGGCCCACCGGTTGATCGCCGCGGCGGAGTCGCCGAACACGACGTTGACCTTCGACTGGGCCTCAGCGAGACTAGAGGCGGCGTCGATGGACTGGCCCGCGAACTGCACGACCTTCTGGACGCTGAACGCGCCTGCCAGGGCCGCCCCGATCGCAGGGAGCGCCTTCGTGAAGGTACCAGCGAACGCGACTCCGCCGGACTTGCCGGCTGTGGCGCTGGCCTGGTCCACGTCAGCAGCGAGGGCCTTGTGGAATCCGCGGGTAGACGGCAAGACGGTCACATACGCCGTGCCAACTTCCACGCCGGAGACGTCGTCAGCCATGCTTGTCCCCTCCGATGCGTCGCGGCTTCTTGCCGTGGTGATTGAGCACGCGGGCAACGTGCCTCGGGTCTCGAACTGCCGCCCTATCTGCTGAGGGGCGCGGGAACGGCTGCGGTGGCTTAACTCCCTTGGCCCCAGCAATCAGGGCTGCCTGCCACCTGTTGATGCGAAGCTCATCAATCACGTTGGCGAACATGTAGGTGTCGATGGACCAGGCCCGCTCGTCTTCCGGTGTCAGCGCCAGATGGAACTGGGACCCGGACGGAAGGTTCTCCACCAAGACGCGCAGACGCCGGGCTGTCAACGGCCAGGGGAAGTCGCCGATGTGGAGGCCGTAGTACCGCTGCAGGTCGGCTTCGATCGCGCCGCCGTACTTCTCCAGGAGGCGGACGGCGCTGGCTATTCCCCCGGCGTCGCCCCCAGCCACGCCTGAACCAGCCCGGTGAGATCACCGACGGTGAGGTCGTCCGAGTAGATGGCGTCGGTCGGCCAGTCGTCCTCGACGATGATCTGGTCGAACCTCATCACGAAGCCGGCCTCGGTCCAAGTGGCGGCGACGGCCGGGAGGTCGTCGCGGTCCTTCATGGTCCACTGCCGGCCGCGGAACTCGAACTGGAACGGCTCAGTGCTGCGCTGCGCTGCCCGCTCGGCGCGGGCCGCTTCCACGTTGTACGTCATGGTGTGCTCCTCCGCCTGTGCCGCCCGGCCCGGCGTCCCCGCAGGCGGGTCGGGGACGCCGGGGCTCAAGGGGTCAGGAACCGTCGTCATCCAACGGGGTCTCCAGGAACGCCTTCCACACGTACCCACCCGTCTCGCGGTAGGCGGTGTACGTGAGGTTGAAGACCTTCTCGTTGTCCGTGGTGGTCGCGATCTGCTCACGCCCGGTCAGCTTCACCCGCGGGTAATGCGTGCGCTCGCCGAGACCGTTGGCGTTGACCTCGACGATGACGAGCGCGACCTCAGCACCGCCGTCATGGTCGGTGTACGTGATCTCATCCTTCCCCGGGCCGATCTCGACACCGGGGAAAGCAGCCAGGATGACCGCTTCCTTGTTGTGCTCGATGAGGCCGAACCCGACGGTCGTCTTCGGGGACCGGCAGATCGTCGCGATGACCTCGCCGTTCTGGAATGCCGTGATGTCCTTAGTCTCGATCGGGGCGTTCTTCGTGAGCCCGCCCTGTGCGAGATAACCGAGGTCAACCCACTCCGACGAGAGGCTGGAGTCGTAGTCATCGGGGGCTTCCGATCCCACAGGGGCGATGAACACGTACCCCGTCTCGGTGATGTGCACGTTGTCAGCGTTGAGCATGGTTACTGCCCTCCTTGGGCGTGTGTGACTAGATGGACACGACCCACGTCATGGCGACGGTGGGCAGTTCGTTCTCGACCGGAAGGCTGGTCGGGCCGAGCTCTTCCCGTGATGCCTTGCAGGGGCCGCCGAGCGCGGGCCAGGCCTGCAGCCAGGCGCGCGCGGTGGAGGCGACGTCGAACGCGGCATCCCGGGTGTGATGGTGGACGTCGATGGCGATGCGAGCACGGTCCACGAACCGGTCACGGCCCCCGCCGACGCGGTGCACGTGGACGACCGGTGTCGTCCCGTCCCAGGTCGACAGGTCGGTGCGGACATCGCCGTCAAGCTGCTCACGCAGGAACACCGCCGTCGCGGCCTCAGGATCCTCGAGCACGACCGGGGCCGGAGACACGTTCATCCCAGGCTCCGGCGCAGGACATGCTGCCGTGCCTCCACGACCATCGCGTGACGCGCATCAGCGACCACATGCGCGACCGCGCGACTGGGGTGTGCCTCGGTCACCACATGAATGGACTCCCGGTAGGAGCCCGTCACACTCGGCGCCAGGCTCCTGGCCCGGGAAGCGACCGCCTCACCAGCAGCACGCAACACGTCCATCATCGCGTCCGACCGCAGGATCGTGGAGATCGGGCCGATGTTCGCGGTGTAGTTCGGGGAGATCCGCACTCGCATCAGCCATTCACCTCCTCACACCGGGCCCACACGTGAGCGACCTGTGCCGGCCGGGAGAACGTGCGGACCTCAACGACCGTCACCGTCCGCGAACCCCCACCGGCAAGGTCGATCAGTTCAACCTGGTCCCTGACCTGCACATCGGCACCGGGATCGAACGACACGTGCCAGGTCGCCCGCCAGCGGGCCCGCTGCACGATCGCGTCGGTCCCGCCGGACACCTGCTCAGCGACGCACGGGTGCCGGCCACCACGCACGGGCTCCGGGTCGCCGTCGGTGACCGTGTCGCCGGCCGCCGACGTGCGGGTCCCCTGACGGGACACGACCGCGGTGTGGGTGACCAACGCCGCGGGGATCACTCGCACGTCTCCCACAGAGGAGAACCCGCGAGGTCGGCTCCGCACGAGCACCAGTTCGCGTCGAAGTTGACCGCGCAGATCGCCGCGTGGATGCTCGACCCGCTGATGGTGTCGACGGCGAACGCCTTACCACCGTCACCGTCGGCGCAGATCGCTTGGAGGCTGGTGATCTCCGACGGCCAGAACATGCCCCGCCGGGACATGGTGGTGTCAGTTGTCTGGCTGAGGGTTCCCGCGGACTCTGTCTGCCGGACACCGGTGCCGACGTCGCTCCACCGCATGAGGGCGCCCCGCAGGATCGCCTTGACGGCCGCCCTCTGGGCCTCGGTCAGCTCGTCAGCGTCTCCCAGGCAGGGAGCGGCCAGCACGGCGAGCGCCTCAGCGTCGGAGATCATCGCCTCCACGTCCAGGCCGATGGCCTGGCCCGTTCCCGGGGGAAGATCACCGAAGTCGAGATACACGCCCATGCTGGCCACTCCCTATCTGTGATCGAGGTCAGGAGCCTTCAGCGGCCAGGACCTTGCAGAACGCGTCGAGATCCGCGATGCCCCAGCCGTAGACGACCTCCGCGCGGAACGCGACCTGGTTGTTGCGCTTCAGATCGCCGCCGCCGTCCGGGTCGCCGTACTCGATCATCTCCAGGCCGATGGCCCGCTGGATGCCCCAACGGATCGCGGAGAAGTCGCCGACGAACCCGGCGATTCCGGTCGCCGAGTCCGCCACGGCGACAGCGCCGACCGTGTTGGACACCGACGCGCGGTGACCGTCGAGCTCCGACACGGCGGTCGACAGCGTGAAGTTCGGGTAGAGCTTCATCTCGCTGTTCGTGCCGCGCGCGGTGGAGAACTTCGCCGCCCAGGTCGGGTCGAGGGCGACGTCCCGCGGGATGAACCCGCCCGCCAGCACCAGCGCGTCGGCCTCGTCGAGCGCCACGTAGGCGGCGTCCGAGTCGTCGATCGTGATGCTGTTAGTCGTGTCGACCAGGCCGCCGTTCATCGCGACGACGACCTCGCCGCTCGACGGGTTGAGCTCGTGGAACACCCCGAAGTCGAGGGCTCGGGACAGGGCCGGCTGGATGAGGTCGAGGATCTGCTCGACGACCATCAGCTGGTGGTCCTCGTCGGCCCACTTGACCTCATCGGTCCAGCGGACGGTCTTGTGGAACTTGAACGGCTTCACCGTCTTCGTGGTCGGGGTGATCGTCGAGCCGCCCTTGTTGGCGCCCTCTCCCACGTACTCGGCCTCGCCGATGTCGAACGTCATGCTGTGGCCCTGCCCGAACTTCATCGGGATGGAGTCGGACAGTGCGGCCACGCACGAGCCGTTCTTCACCTTCCCCAGCCAGGGGTCGAGGATCTGGTCCGGGATGCTCAGCGACCCGGTGGTCAGTGCAGTCATGGATTTCTCCTTGTTCAGTCGTCGCCGCGGCCGAACAGGTTGCGCGTGAACTCACGCATCTGGTCGTCCGCCGGCTCGGTGGTCTTCGTGCCCTCCTTGGGCACGCGGTTCGCGCTCTTCTTCTTCTCCTCGGCTTCCCGAGTGGCCCGAGCACCGTTCTTCTCCGCCAGGCCCTTGGCCTGCCGGGCCAAGGTGTCCTCGTCGGCGCCCGTCAGGTATAGGGCGATGTCGTCGGCGTCGGTGATCCCGTGCGCTGTAGCGATCCGCAGGCGCAGGGCCTCCTGCTCGGCCTTTGTGACACGGCTCTCCATGTCCGTCAGCCGCTGGAGCGTCTTCTCGTCCTCGGTCTGCTTGGCTGCCTCCAGCTCGTCGAGCCGGGCTGCCTTGGCCTTGAGGCCTTCGTAGTCCGCGAACTTGGCCCGCTCTCGAGTGAGACGGTCCTTGAGCACGTTCTCCAGCTGTTCCTGCGTGGTGATCGGTGCGTCGAGATCTGGCATGTCGTTCCTCCATGACCGCGATTGGCCGCTCGCGTGGGCGTGGCCCGCCCGATCGGGCGGGAGACTGTGGTGCCGGTTACAGCTCCGGGTGGTTCCGCAGGTACTCGCGGACCCGGGCGCGGTCGGCTTCGGTGATGCTCCGACTCGTCGGGGTGTAGGGCTTGACCGGTAGGGGCTGCCCGCCGAACGCGGGGACCGCCGAGCACCGGCAGTTGTCGTGGCTGGCGAACTGGACCGTGGCTTCGCTGTAGACCGCGCCGCGACCGATCAGCATCCGGCAGAACGCACATGACCCGACACCGGTGCGTTGCCACCCCAGTGCCTGCGGGTCGGCGACAGCCGAGCGGGCGACGGTATTCCGGTCGGCGTCCAGAATGATCCGCTGCATGCCGCCGTCAGCGCGCGTCAGGACCGCGGCAACGTCGGGGGTGGCACCGAACAGGGGTTCCACCGCCCACCCGGCGAGGGCCTGCGTGCGGCCAGCGTCGGGCAGGTCGGCGACGATCGCCTGGAACCGGCCACGGACCTCCGCTTCCTCGCGGAGATCGTCGTACCAGTCCGCCCCGAGCGAAGCCGCCGCGGGAGCGAACAGTGCCACCAGGTCGTCCAGCGCGACCTGCAAGGCCTCCCGGAATCCCGCGGCGTCGCCTTCCGGGACCCCGCGCATCGCGGTGACCAGCCCGGTAGACGCCAGGCCGGTAAGAGTGGTGAGGTCCGCGCGGTGGAGCGCGACCTGAGTTGCCATCGGCTAACCGGCGTCCGCGGCTGCCCGCTCAGCGAGTGCCCTCAGGGCGGCGGACCCGCTCAGCCGGCGACGCTCAGCGAGTGCCCGCTTGATTTGCGAGTCATCCAGCCCGAGGAGCTCGAGCCCGACCTCGGTTTCCGCCAGCCACGGCACCGCGCCGAGCTGCTTCGCGCCCGCATCAGCCTGCGCCGCCCGCGACAGGAACGCAGGGGATCGCCACTTCGCCTCGATCGATGCCCACTGGCGGGGGACCTCCGTCAGGTCGTTCGCCATCGCCAGAGCGCGCAACACAGCCCGCAGGATCGGCGGCGACCATTCATCGGTCGCTCCCTCCGCTTCCGCGATCAGGTTCCGCTCAGCGTTGTTCGACCCATCCTCTGTCGTCGTGTTCGTCTCCGCCGTCACACCGAGCGACGACACCGGAATGTCATGCTCTCCCGCGAACGCCTTCGCCTGCTGAGTGAACAGGTCGATATGCGGCTGCGGAGACGACGCCTGGAACTGCTTCACGTCCGCCCGAGGATTCGACGCCTCCTCATCGTCGGGCAGACCCCAGACCCGGCCGAGGACGACCTGCCAGGCCGCCTTCACCGACCCGTCCGGGTTCCGGAAGATCGACTCGTCTGCGCCCAGCATGACCATCTGAGGGAACGAGAACACGTCCGCGTGCCCCTCGGTCCGGACCAGCGTGCGCAAGGCCTGGTCATGCATCGACATCGTGACCCGGGAGATCCGCGAGTGACCGAACGGCCGCCGCACCTCAGGCTTGTACACCAGCGGATCCGCCGGCACACCCCACGTGTGCGAGGAACGGTCGGTGACCATCCACCGGCCACCCGCACGCTCCGCCGTGATCGTCAGGTTCGGCAGGTACAGGGCCAGACTGTCGGCCTTCCCGTCGCCGTCACGGCTCGTGATCGACAGCAGGTTGTCCAACGCCCGACGCCGGGCGTTCCACGTCCCCGTCGCATCGACCGCGTCCTTGACATGGATCAGCCCGGCGACCTCGCCCGCATCCTCGTCGCCGCGCGTGTTCACCAGGAACGCAACCCCATGCAACAGGCTCGAGTGGAGCGCCGACCCAATCTCGGTCCGCAGCCGGTTCCCGTTCCACACCTCAGCGAACCCGATGTCCGGCAGCGACCCGTCCGCCCACGTCAGGCCGTCCAGGTTGCATCGGCGCGACAGAGCATCGACGGCCTTCGCCGACCATCCCAAGGCCAGCGCCAGCTTCGCGTACTGAGGCGGGATCACCGACCCCACCTGGTTCACAGCCCGCTTGCCGTCGTAGTACGACGCCCGCAGAATGTTCCGGCGCTGCTTCGCGCGCAGCTGCTTCGTCAGAACGTCGAGTGTCGACTGCTCGTCATCATCCAGGCCGTTCACGACGATCCGGTCGGCCGAGGTATTGCTGCTCACGTCAACACCACCGCCCTCCTCGATCCTCTATCCCGGCCAGTCCCGGTCCGCTTCTTGACGAACGTCAACCCGAAGTGCGCGAGGGTGATCGCCCGCAACGCGGCGACCTCACTCGTCGGGTCCTCCAGATCCCACTCCCACATGCCGGCCTTCCCGGCGCTACCCGCCAGCGGCTTCCTCTTCGCCACCCGCAAGGCCGTCCGCAGAGCGGGCTGGTCCACATGCCACAACCGCGACTCGTCGACCGCGGACACCAGCGCCGTGCACGCCCGAGCGGCATCGCTCTGCGTCGTGACATTCACCGGCACGCCACGCGCCCGCAGGTCACCGACCAACGCCGCGGCAGGGTCTCGTGAGTCGATCATCACCGGGATGCGGCGGCCGCAACGCGCGACCAGCCAGTCCACGATGCGGCGGGTGTCCGTCACCCTCTCCAGCTCGGCCAGGTCCACGAACGCCGCCACATCCCCCGGGATCGCGACCGCTACCGCCGCGACCCGCTCCGGAGACATCGCCAACGCATACCGCGCGGGCTTGTCCAACGGCGCCTCATCATCCGGGATGACCAGCCGCGACCAGTCCCCACCCGCGATGACCTGCTGAGTCTTGTCCAGCTCATCCCACACGCCCAGCCCCTCGCGCATCCACGAGTCGACCGAGACAAGGTTCTTGCGAAGCCGGAGCATGGACTCCTCAGGGGTACGCAACGGGTAGGACAGGTTCGCCTTGCGCCACTGCGCCCGATCGTCAGGATCCGCCCCCAGGTCGGCACCCATCTCCAGGTAGACGATGTCGTCCTCCCCGGCCAGGGCCTGGGCCCGCTTCATGCGGAACGCCTCACCGGGGTCCGTGGGACGCGGTGGCGTCCCGATGAAGAACAGCAACGCCCCGTGCGGATGCCTAGCCTGGTTCGTCGCAGCGACCATGTCGTCCAGCGCCTTCTCCGTCAGGATCTGCGCCTCGTCGAAGACCTCGACGTCGACCTCATCGAAACCGCGGCCGAACCCCGACTCGCGGGCGCCAAACAGGATGCAGCTGCCGTTCCGGAACCGGATCTCCTGCTCCCCGTTCGTCTTGCGAATGTCCAGAACCTGCGGCCAGATCGCCTTACGCTTCACCATCCGCTGCAGCGCCTGGAATGTGCGCGTCGTCGTCCGCGTGTGATGAGCCGTCCACAGAACCGTCAGACCAGGGAAGATCAGGCACAGCATGACCATCATCGAACCCACCAGGTACGTCTTGCCGACCTGACGCGGAATGCTCCACACGATCCCGCCGATGGTCGCCGCGTAGATCCCGTCCGCCCGCTTGCCCAGCGCGACACGACCGATCTGCCGCTGCCACCAGTCGAACTTGATCCCCACCTCGGCGGCCTTCGCCTCCACAGCCGGCCAACCCGTCGTCACGATCCCAGTAGGAATCACCAGATGCTTCGCGGCCTCCGACAGCCGTGGCTCAGACGGCGGAGGCGTCGAACGACTCGTCCGGGACGACGCGGCCACTGCTCTCCTGCTCCTCTCGAGCGTCGATCGCCTGGATCTCGCGCTGCAGCTCCATCAGTCGCTTCGACAGAGAGGCAAGGTCCCGCGCCAAGGTCGCGCGACTGTCGAGCTCCTCCGCGATCCGGTCGCGCATCGCAACGAGAAGCTCCCGGGGCGTCCCCTTCGACGCGGCATCCTTAACCGACTTCGGCTTCACCACCCGGCTCCGGGCAGGACGCTTCGGCTCCGGAGCCGGGACACTGTCAACCGACCGGAGCCGGCGGCGTTCAGCCATGACGCTCCTTGTCCTGTGGAAAAACGGCGGGGAGGTACGTGGCCCTATGCCGGAAGGTGGCCAGGGCGACCCCCGAGGTCGAAGTCCCCCTGGGTCAGTAGGCGCGGACCCGCTTGACGGATTGAGGTGTGGGCTTGGTGCCGTTGCCGCGTTGGACGTTGCAGCGGAAGTGGGCGAGGCGGCAGTTGGCTCGGTCGAGGGGGTCGCCGCCGAGGCTGACGGGGACGATCTCGTCGATGGTGGGTGACCAGGGGTCTGGGTAGGGGATGGTCTTGTCGACTGGTTGGCCGCAGATGGCGCAGTCGGACTCTTCGGTGAGGATGCGGCGGCGTAGCCGGTTACGGCGTGTCCCGTTGGCTCGGCGCGGGTTGTTGGCCATTAGATCCTCACCACGGGCGTGTCCCAGCGGTCGGGTATGCCGACCCTCCAGGCCCGCCGCGGTGCCCGTGGCGGGCCCCAGGGGTGCTTGACGAGGGTGGGTCCGTCGGCGTGGTCGACGAGTGAGGGCCACGTGTAGCGGACGGGGATGCGGGCGCGTTGCCAGTAGGCGCCGATCCGCTTGTCGTAGGGCAGGTGGTTGGTTCGGGCCCAGGTGAGGAAGGGGGTGATGTGGTCGGTTGGCATGGCGACGGCGACGCCCCACAGGAGGGTGGGGTGTTCGAGCCAGGCGGCTCCGGTGGCGGTGGCGGTGTGGACGGCGGCTTCGACGGCGGGCTGCTTGGGGCGGCCGGTGCCGACGTAGAGGGAGACGGCGGTGCGGGGTGCGTGCTCGAGGGCGGCGGCCACGTGGTTCAGGAGGTCGTCGACGGGTTGGGCGTCGTCCTGCAGGGTCAGCGCCCAATCCGAGTCCCGGTCGTGTTCGCGCCAGGCCCAGTCGCCGTTGGCGTTCTCGCCGCGGCGGCCGTCGTCGACGGCGAGGCTGGCGCCGGTGGCTCGGGCGAGTCGCTGCGCCTGGTCGAGGCGGTCGACGTGGGCCATGACGGCCACGGACAGTCTCACGGCTTGGGCGAGAGCCGCACGATCAGGGCGCCGTAGGACTCTTCGTGCCGGTCTAGTCGGCCGGTGGCGGCGAAGTCGGCGACGGTCCAGTGGGACACGTGCGCTTCGGTGGGTGGCAGGCCTTCGCCAGTGTCGAAGTGGTCGACGGGTGTGGCGATGACGACCCAGCCGGGGCAGCGGTCCAGGAACGCCAGGGCGTCTGGCTTCGGCATGTGTTCGATGACATCGCCCATCACGACCAGGTCGTACTCTGCGACCACGGCGGGGTCGAGGTCCTCGGCGCGGCAGGTGTGGAGCCGCCGGTAGATGCCGTGGAGCTTGTGGGGCGTGATGTAGGGCTCCCATGCTTCCACCCCGTCGACGACGACAGGGGTCGGGTCGAGGTACTCGCGGAGCAGGACTCCGTACTTGCCGTAGCCGGCTCCGACGTCGAGCACGCGGCGCGGTGTCGGCTGGATGGTGCCGGCGTAGGTGACGGCGCGTTCGGCGACGAGGAGGACGGACGTGGGCATCAGGCGTTCACCTTCGTGATGCAGGAGGCCATGGCGGCCTCGAGCCGGTCCATGTCGGGCGTGGGGTCGAGTTCGACGGATCGGGCGAGGGCTTGGCGGGAGCGGGCGGCGTAGATGTCCGGGTCGGCCAGGGTGCGGATCTCGCTGGCCCATCCGGTGATGTCGTCGCGGTCGACGAACGTTCCGGCGCCGCGGAGTGATTCCAGGAGGCCGGGGGTGGGGTGGGCGATGGTGGGGATGCCGGAGGCGGCTGCTTCGATTCCGACGCGGCCCCAGGACTCGTAAGCGGACGGGGCGAGGAGGATGCGGGTCTGTCGGTAGACGGCTCGCATGTCGGGGCCGTGCGGGATGACGGTCACGTTGTCGGGGACGGTGGCGGGGATTTCCTGCTTGCCGTAGCCGCCGACGACGCCGAGGAACTGCTGGTCGGGCATGGCGTGGGCGAGTGCCCAGAACGTGTCGGCGCCTTTGGCCTGTGAGAGGTTGACCAGGGTGCAGGCCTGGGCGGCGGGCCGGTCGACGTGGTGCCGGTCGGGGTGCACGGGTGGGCGGACGACGATGCTTGGGCCGGGCCAGCGGATGGCCTTGGCGATCCATTGGCTGTTGGCGACGACGAGTTGGGCGTCGTTGGGGCGGACGCGGTGGAAGCGGAGCTGCCTGTCGTTGTGGACCAGGTGCACGATCGGCCGTCGGCGTGCGACGGTGGTGATCGCGTCGCGAGTGCGGTCGAGGTGGGTGACGACGATGTCGGCCCAGTCGACGAGGGTGTCCCGCTGGTGTGTGTTCAGGTTGTTGCGCGCTGTGACGGGGACACCGTCGAACTCGTCGGTGCTGCTGGCGTCGCAGACGACGTGGGTTTCGTGGCCGCGTGCTTGGAGGTCGGTGAGGATCTCGTGGAGCATCATCTCGGCGCCGGCGCAGTGGTCCGGCGGGTACAGGTGCACCCAGGCGAGGATCCTCACAGGTTTCCTCCGGTGATGGTGAAGCCCCGACCGGGGGTGGTGGTCGGGGCTTGGGGCGCACTGCGCCAATGTGAGAACGGTAGCGTGCAAATCGGACATTGTCACGCACCACGCCGTTGGGCCAGGGCGATGGGCTTGATGTCGTACAGGCCGTGACGCTTGACGATCTTCCCGGTGCGGGCCCATCGGGCCAGCGTGGTGCGGTCGATGCCGAACCTGCCGATGACGGCGTCGGCGTCGAGCCACATCGAGGCGTCGGTCGTCTCGGCCACCACGAGCATGAGCCGGTCGACGCTCCACTCGCTGCCGCAGCGCGGGCAGTCGAAGTAGGCGTCGACGTCGTTGCCGTCGAGGCGGAAGCGGTAGCCGCAGGCTCCCTGGCCGTCGTCATGCGGGCAGTCCACCACGCGCCCGCTGCCGCGCTGCCACTCGGCATCCCACCTGCGCAGCGCCCGCACGCAGGCGGCGACCTCGCCGGCGAAGTCCTCCAGCGGGAACGTCGGCTCGGCCGTCGCCCACGGCACCTGGGCCTGCAGGAACGCCACCACGCCCGTGAGAGTGACGGCGGTGTGAGCAGTCACGGTCTTGCCCTTTGACGCCGCAGCGTGGCTCCTGGCCGCGCTGGCGGGGCCGTATGGCGCCAGGCCACGCTCGGAGCGGATCATGCGCTCCCATTCCTCGAGCAGCACCAGCAGCGGGGCGTCGTGCCCGGGCACGGCGGCGAGCTCCGGGTCGACGGCGTCGACATTCAGCGGCGGCCTCGAGCCGGGCACCGGGCGCGAGCCGGAGCCGGTGGACGAGCCGGGGACGATTGACGCCGCGGCGTCGGCGGCCAGGCGCAGGACGTCGCCCAGGTCGGCGACGATCCGCGCGGCGCAGCTGGTGCAGCAGTGGCCGGCCTCGAGTGGGGTGAGGTTGGCGTGGATCTCCGTGGTGGTGGGTTCGCGGTGGAGTGTCCGGCGGAGGCGGTTGGTTTCCCGCTGGACGCACAGGACGCAGTGTCGGCCGTTGGTTTCGGTCATCGGTGCGGGTTCCCTTCGCGCGCGTTACGGAGAGTGATGTTCGGCTGGGAGTTGAGCAGCGTCTTCGTTAGTCCGTTCGTCCGTCCGTCCGTGTTAGACAGACGTTCAACAGGCGTGTTCAACACGGGTGTTCAGTTGTTGCGGTAGTAGCTGGACCCGGATGGGTGCTGCTCAAGGCATTCACGGATCCGGGTCGCGACGTCTGTGGTGCCGTCGTTGGCCAGGTCGAGTAGTGCGTCGCGGAGGCATCCGCAGCGGTCGTCTCCGTCGTGGAGGCGCAGCAGCAGCGCGAGCTCGGCCGTCGTCATGCGACTTCTTCCTTCCAGCAGCCGCAGTCCGGTCCGTGGCGTTGCACGCACTGGGACTTCTTCCCGGCGAGGGACTTGTTGCGGCGCTTGGTCTCGGAGATGAACGCGAGCTCTTGCCGGTGCTCCCAGTTGTGGATCCTCCAGCCGCCTTCGGCGTACTCCCAGAGCCTGTGTTCGACGAGCATCTGGGCGTGCTTGTCGGTGCCGCGGAGGATCGGCAGGACGTGCCTGGGGATGAATCCGTCGGTGGCGTGGCCGCCAGCGAACGCGAGGCTGAACGTGTAGACGGCGTAGGCGCGCCATCCTTCACGCTGGGCCAGGAGGAGGGTGATCTTGTCGTGGGTGTAGATGTTGGAGTCCAGTCGGACCCACGGCAGGCTCATGGCTTCCTCTCGATCGTCAGGTATAGGTGGGGGTCGCGGTAGTCGCAGGGGTCGATGACTGGCGGGGACCAGGTGACGTAGTCGGGGCTGTCGTCGGGGACGATCCCGGCGTCGACGAGACCGTCGATGCAGGGCTTGAGGGTGGCGACGATGTTGTCCTGGTCGCGGCGGCGACCGTCGCGGGGGATGTAGTGCAGGGTCACGTGGATCCGTTCACAGGCGGGGATGCGGAGGACGCGGGCGAGGGTCGCGGTGGTCGAGCGGACCTCCTTGACTGCGCGTGCTTTCGTGGCCCAGTGCTGGCGGCCGTTCAGGGTGAGGGGCGGGGTGGAGTAGGGCAGCCGGATCGTCCACGAGCTGGTCATAGTTCCTCGCAGTGGCAGGGGATGTGCCGGCAGTAGGGGCAGGCGGATCGTGGTGGGAGTCCGGCGCGGGCTTCGGCTCGGCGGCGTTGGTCTCGGGCGTGGTTGTCTTCGCGGCGGCATTCGGGGCAGCGGAGCCTGCCGCCGACGTACTCGTATGCGAGGTGGTGGTTGCGGGGGCAGTTCGTGATCTCGGCGCGCCGTGGTCTAGGCATCGCTGCCCCCCAGTCCCCGCAGGGCGGCGAGGCAGTTGTCATGTCCGGTAGTTGCCCGTCCTTGCAGGACGTAGTGGCGACGCGAAGCCTCCACCGCTGCGATGCAGCGGGCGAGCATGTCGCGCTGGCCCTGCCGACGACCCTGCTCCAACCCCTGCCGGTACGCCGCTGGGATCACGCCGTTCGCAGCCTGCGTGGCGGCACGGAACTCCTCATCCCTTACTCGCTGCTCGGCTGCCGCGATAGCGGCCTCCGCGTCGGAGGCAGCCTTGTCGGCAGCGGCCTGAATCAGATCGGCCTGCGTGGGACCGTCCTCGTCGTAGTCGTCGGCCCACCGCTCCGTGTGGTGGTACGCCTTGCCTGCCTTGGCGACGGCCCGCAGCACGGCATCCACGCCGGGGTTCCCGGTGGCGGTGAACGAGTAGTAGTAGGCGCTGAACTGTTCCCGCTGCATCACTCGCTCACCTCCGCGTAGCCGAACACGTAGTAGTCGTAGTCCCACTCGACCAGCACCTTCTGCCTGCCGACTCGCGTTGGCTCCAGCCAGTCGCGGTCGTCCTCGTCGAACCAGACGAGCAACTGGCACGGGGCCACGGTCATCGGGTAGTCGATCTCCTCGTCCTCGTCCTCCCCGATCTCGTCCACGTCCCGGTAGTGGGTGTGCGTGGCGCTCGACCCGTCAGTGGCGATGGACATGCCCGTCCAGACCTCGCAGTCGCAGTCCGACGTCCAGCGGCACGAACTGGTGGTGTCGCTGTCGCAGGAGAACGTCCACGTCCCGTTGAACTCGCCCTCGTCGGGGTCGTCCGGGCAGTGCGGGTCGGGGATGTACTCGACGTAATGCGCCATCACTCGCTCCTCTCCGCCCACGCCGATGCGGGGGCCTCGTCCACGCCGAAGTGGCTGAAGCAGCCGGTCAGTGCCCGTGGATGGCCTGGCAGGTCAATGCAGATCCACCAATCGGTGGCGCTCATGGCCTCGATGTGGACAGTGGCGTTGCTGGCGAAAACCTCATTGACGGCACCGCCCTTGTCGAAAGTGATCCGGTTCATGACTCGATCTCTTTCATGTCGACGGTCAGCCTCGATCCGTCGGTGAAAGTGGCCTCGATCTCGTCGCTTTCGGCGAACGCCTGCTCCACGCGCTGCTTTAACGCAGACCGGCACTTGCGCTTCTTGTGGCAGATGCCGGTCACTACGTCAGGGCCGCCATCGTCTGGGGTGAACGTCGCGACGAGTCCGCCGTCGCGGGCGAGGTCTCGCTGCTTGCCGCAGACCTCGCATGTGTAGACAGTCATGGCTTCTCCTTCTCGCTCCACCACAGGGCCAGCACGAAGCGGTTGAACGTGATGTCCAACGCCCAGTGGCGGTCGGGATAGAACTCGACGCCGAACTTGCGTGGTTCTATTCCGCGGCATGTCCATACGCTCAGTCGCCCGAACTGGCGGGTGCACTCACTCATCACTCGCTCACCTCGCCGCGAGCCGCGCTGAGGAGCTCGCGGAGGGTGTGCGTTTGGTCGCCCCAGCCCTTCCCTCTCATCAGCGCCTGTACGTCACGGGCAGCGTGCAGCCGACCCACTCGGATACCCTCGGTCAGCCCTGCCTCGTAACGGGCGTCAACCTGCTCGGGCGGGAGGGCGGCGACAGCGCCAGGCATGAACTCCCACAGTTTCGGGACCTGATTCGCGTGTTCGTAGTAGTAGGAGTCGCTTGTGGATCCCTTGCACCACCACTTGCCGTCCCACCAGACCGGCGTGCCAAGGGGCGGTTCGTCGGTAGTTTCCGCAGAGTTTTCCGAACCCTTCACAAGCGGCTCGTCTGTGCTGGTGGCGGGCGGCTTGGCCTGCTCAGTGCTGGCGGCTCGTCGGTTCTGCTCTACCAGCGCCAGGAGCGCGTCGTCGTCAACAGTGATCGGCCCGGCGTAGTCGTGTCCTGATGGCTCAATCTTTGAGACATCGTGGCGGTGATTCGCCCGCCACTTGACCGCGGCGGCCTCCTGCCACTCCGCGTCGTCGTTCTCGTCGACGACCTTGAACTTGGCGCCGCAGCTACAGGTCTCGCGGATCATGGCTGGTCCTTTCCGAGGGCGGTGAGGAAGTCGCGCAGCGGCGGGCCACTGGCCCAGGTCGATGGCCTGCTCGCCGTGCATCCGCTCCAGGTCGGACGCGAGGTTCATTGCCGCGTTGTAGATGTCGACGGCGGCGTTGACGGTGGAGCGGCCGACGGTCATCTCGGTGCTGTCGCCGTGCCACTCGGCGTGGAGCCCCTCATCGTCGACGGTGAAGGACACGACACGCTCGGGACCGCCGGGCATCACGCGGTCCTGTCTAGGGCAGTGAGGAGCCGCCACGCGGCCTCCGCAGACGAGGTCCGCGCAGTCGTCAGACCGTTCGTGACCTCCCAACAACCAGGGGCAATCCGGTACACGCGGACCTTCACACGAGGCATGGGCTCAGGCTTCTTTCGTCGGCGAGTGGTGGCAAGGACGGCTGTGGACAACCGTTCCGCCCCTCGTCCGTCGTCCACAGGTGGCGGCGGGGTCGGGGTTTCGATGGTTGGGCGGCCCGTGCGGCGGGCCTTGATGGCGGCTTTCTCTCGGGCGTGCCAGGACATGGCCGCCCACGCGGTCGGGCTGATGTGCGCTGGTCGTGGCTCGTACACCTAGAACCTCGGATCTTGATCGTGGTGGTTGTCGACGTAGTGCCGCTGGTAGGCGGCCCGTGCCGCGCGGTGCCCGACTTCCCGACCGGACCGGCCGCACACCGTGCACGTCCACTGCTTCCATCCGGCCTGCTGCGCCTGGGTCGTGACCTGCTGGCCACTTCCTCGCTTCGCGGGCTCCAACGCCGGCATCAGGAAGACACCTCGACCCGGGCCTCGTCGATCGCGGCGATCAGGTCGTCGATCGTCAGCAGCACCTGGCCGCCGCGGGCGAGGTCGTCCCGCATCCACTGCAAGAACCCGAGGAGCCGAGCGTTCTCCTGCTCCAGGGCGACCGCGATCCTGCGGGCCCGGTCGCGTTCGTCGAGGGCGGTGACGATGGATACGACGTCGCGCCACAGCTGCTCCGGCGGGACCAGCGTCGGGGTGTCCGTCGTGGTGGTGTCGACCACCGGCCATTTCGTCTTCCGCCTAGGCCGCCACATCGTCGTCACCCCCGAGCACGGCCTTGTCATCGTCGGTGAGCGGGTAGCCGAGCCCGGCCATGTCCCGGGCGTACTCCGGCACGTAGGCGTACTCACTCGTCGCCTCGGACACGACCAGGGCGAGCAGCAGCACCTTGTCGAACGGGTCCAGCGCCTTCGCCGCGCGACTGACCCGCAGGGTGGCGTCGTCGACGTCCTCGTCCTCCCCCGGCGGGTCAATCCCCAGCAGCGGAAGCACCCGGTCAACCTCGCCCTGCACCGCCACCTCGAGGGCCAGGTCGATCAGCCGCTCGGCGACCACCTCGTCACGCACGGCGATGCGGCCGGACAGCCAGTCGTACATGCGGTCCCGCGCAGCCTTGTATGCGGCGCCGCGCTGCTCGCGTTCCTGGCGCTGACGCTCCCACTCGGCCTCGCGCTCGGCGCGCTTCCCGGCGTAGTCGATCGTGTCCCCGTCATCGTCGTCGGCTTCGGGTTCGGGCTTGGGGGTGCGGTCCTCCAGGATCTGCTCGATCTGCCGGTCGATGCCCCAGCCGTCACGGAACGCCCACGTCTCGGCCTTGTCGATCGCGGTGAGGATCTCGGCGTCGTCCGCGTACTGCTGCCGCAGCTTCGCGCACTTCACGGCGCCCTCGAGGCTGAGCTTGCCTCCCTCGTACTGCTCCCGACGCTCCGTGGGCAGCGAGGCCAGGAGGAGCCGCTGATGCACGGTGGCGCGGGACCGGCCGGTGGCCTTCGCGATCGCGGCTTCCTTCACTCCGAGCAGCTCGAGCTGCTGGTAGGCGTCGGCCTCCTCCATCACGGTCAGATCAGTGCGCTGGAGGTTCTCGACCAACTGGGCCTGCAGCTGCTTGGCCAGGCTGGACAGGTCGAAGCGCACGATGCACGGCAGGGCGTCCGCGCCGGACTGGACCGCGGCGGCGAAACGCCGGTGGCCGGCGATGATGACGAAGCCGTCCCCGTCGGCATCCGGTGCGACAGTCAGCGGCTGCAGCAGCCCGACGCCCTTGATCGAGTCGACAAGCTCCGTCAGGTCGCCCAGGTCACGGCGGACGTTGTGAACGTGTGGCCGGATGCTGGCGACAGGGATCGTCTGCAGGTCGCTCATGCGGAAGCCTCCTCGGCGCGCTCGGGCAGCCGGTCGATCCACTCGTCGCGGATGTCGCGCTGCGTGCCGTCGTCCTCGACAGTCATGGGCATGACCAGGCCGATGAAGTGCCCCCCGAGCCGCACCACGAACGGGGACAGCTTGTTGACGCCGGGTTCGATGACCATGGGCTCCTTCAGGACGGCGGCGCTGGTGGTGAAGCGGCGCCACTTGTCGCCGCCGAACACCCAGTGCGCGGCCGTGCCCTTGCCGCGAGTCGACGTCAGGGAGGTGCGGACCAGGGCGGGGATGGCCGGCATCGCCTCGCCGCCACCGGGATGGGGCACGGACACGACGCGGCCCTCGAACAGGCCGGACACGTCAGCGACCGTGACCTGCTCCCGTGTGGCGGTGATCTCGACGGTGATGACCTCGTCCTTGCCCGGGGTGAACATCGACACCAGCAGCTTCGCGTCCTCGGGGAGCAGGTCGAACTCCCAGATGCTGCCGTCGTAGTCCGGCAGGTCGTCCGCGGGGATGTGGGCGACTGCGGCGGTGTACCGGTCGGTGCACCAGACGAGGAGTCCGTCGTTGACGGCGACGCGGAGCCGACGGATCGACGGCAGCTCGGGGTCAGTCGCGGCGTGCGGCAGGCAGGCCCGCAAGGCTGGGATCAGTTTCTCGGCGCCGACCTTGACGGTGCCGATCGGGGCCGGGCCGCCGATCCGCTCGACAACCTGCTGCAGCTTCTCGGCGATGGTGTCGACGCTGTCGGCGTCGACGTCGATGGTGGTCGTGCTCATGCGGCGCCGTCCTCGTCCACGATGTCCGCGTCGACGACGTCGTCGAGGCACAGGCCGGCCTCGTCGTCATAGCGCGGGTCGTCGGCGTCGGCGAGCAGGTCACCAAGCGGCACGGTCGCGGTATCGGAGGCGACGGCGGCGTGGGCCTTCTGAACGGCGCGCAGCTGCTCGGTGATGTACTCCGCGGACGTGGGCACCCACTTGGCGAGCTGGCGGACGGCGGACTTCAGCCACATGGCGCCCTCGTGGGTCTTCCATGGGGAGTACTGGGAGCCGGCGGACGCGCTGGACGCCTTGATCCGGTCGATGTCGTGGCGGTTGAGGACGACGACCTTCGAGGTGGCTCCGTCCTTCATGACGGCGTAGGCGTAGACCAGGCGCAGGGCGCCACGATCGGCGGCGTCCCAGTCGACGCGATGCGTGGGGCGGTCGTCGCGGCCGGGCTGGTAGTCGAACGTGTCGCCCGTGTAGACGATCTCCGCGACGACACTGGAGACGGCACCGGCGCGGTAGATCAGCTCGATGAGGCCCTGGTAGCCGACGATGCCGAGTACTTCCCACTGGCCCTTCACCTTGCGCGGGGTCAGGTAGTACTGCTCGGTGCCGGGTTCGAGGCCGCGGCGGGCGGCGTCGGAGAGGGCCTGCATGAAGCTGCCGGGCGACTGGCGGGCGGCGAGCGCAAGGTTCGGGTCGCGGCGCAGCGCACCAGTCGCCAGGCGGATCCACGTGTCGACGTTGACGTGCGAGGGCAGGAGCTGGGCGAAGTCGTCGCGGTACTTCTCGACCATCGCGGTGGGGGTCTGATCGACCTTGGCGAGGGCCTGCTGGGTGGTGGTCATGCGGCGGGTTCCTTCCGGGAAGCGAGGATCTGGGCTGGGGTTGGGAGAGAGCGGGACAGGGACAGGTACGGGGTGCCGCCGTTCTTGGCGGCTCGGGACGCGATCGGAAGGCCGTTGCAGGTGGCCTTGCGGGCGGTACCCATGGCGTCGAGGACCCACGACTTGGCCTGCGTGTGGGCGGTGGCGGCTTCCTCGGCCGCGGCCTTCGTGTAGGCCAGGTGGACGGCGAGCTCGTCGGCGATCTCGACTTCGATGTCGTCGATGTCGGGATGGAGTTCGCGGACGGTCTGGTAGGTGGAGTCGGAGCCGTCGAGGTCGGGGGCGTTTCCCTGCTCCAGGTCGTCGAGGAACTGGGCGGCGGACTCGAACAGGAAGATCGCCTCGTCGTGGTCGTACTCGATGACGTACTCGCGGAACTCCAGGAACGGCAGGAGGGCGGCGACGTGCCCTCTGGTGGCGCCGGTGACGAACATGGACCAGACGACCTGGCAGCGGTAGCCGGGTGGGATCTGGTCGCTGCCGGCGGGGCCCCAGTCGTCGCTGACGCTGGTGGTCTTGATCTCGAGGGTGCGGGCGCCTTCACCAGGGACGAGGACGAGCCGGTCGGGGGTGGCGGTGGCCCACGGGGTTTCGGCGTGGGTCCAGGTGCCGGTGGGGATGATCTTCCAGTCGGGGTGCTGGGCGGCGAACCAGTCGGCGACAGCGGGCTCGAGGAGGTGGCCGCGAGTCATCGCGGTCGACTCGGCGTCGCGGGCCACGTTGCCGGCCATCTCGTGCCACAGCGCGAAGCGGGACGTGAACGGGGACAGGCCGACGACCGCGGCGATTTTGGACGCGGACATGGATCGCCGCCACTCGTCGCTGCCTGGCTTCAGGATCGGCCCGGGGATCCCGTCGAGGTTCTTGATGCGGTGCGGGTGTGAGTGCCTCATGCTGCCGTCCAATCGGTGCGCTGGGCGCGGGTGTGGAAGAAACCCGCGAGGTCGGGTTCGTTGGCCATGACGAGTCGGGCGTAGGGGGCGCGGAAGTCGTTGTTGAGCTTGAGGCCGTCGTCGCTGACGGTGACGAGATCGGATTCCCAGCGGAGGACCTCGAAGATCTGCGCGATGCTGCCCGTGGCCCAGCCGGCGGCCTTGCGCTGACGGGCCAGCCGGACGATTGCGTCGTACACGTGCGGGTTCGCGTGGTGGAACTCGGTGAATCGGGCGGTGAGCGGGTCCTCGAGCAGTGACAGTTGGCCGTGTGATGCCCAGGTCATGCCAGGCTCCGGTGGTACGCGCAGTAGGCGGCGATCAGCCGGGTGTCGAGGCGGCCGTGGGTGCTGTAGGGAAGGCCGTGCTTGCGCGCCCAGTCCCGGATCCGTTCGGCGGAAACCCCGAGCTCGCTGGCGGAACGGGGCGTCCCTTCGGGAGCGATCGCAGCCTGGAGCGCGGCGAGGAGTGCTTCCCGGTCAGTCGCCTGCCGGACCGCATGGACGGCGTCGACGTGCGCGTTGTACGCGGGACGGCCGCCCAGGCCCCTCGCTCCGCAGGCGGCGCATTCCCACGGGTCGGGGCTGGTCCACCGGCTCATCGCGCACCTGCCGGGACGAGGGAGTTGCAGCGGCTTCCGGCGAGGTACCAGTGCTTCCAGATGCCGTCGTCGAGGGCTTCGGCGAACACGATCCGCTGGTAGAGGGCGGGCCAGGTGTGGATGGGGCGGGCGGCGAGGTACTCGCGGACGGCCTTGGCCTGCTTGCGTGGGACACCGAACTTCAGGAGCCGCTCACGGACGTTCCACGGCCCACCGGACCGCCATCCGGGCATGAGCTGGAACAGGCCGGCGGCGCCCGAGCCCTGACGGTTCAGGATGGTTGGGTTGCCGCCGGACTCGCGTTGCTCGACGCACTCGGCGAACTCGGCCCAGCCGGGGGGCGGGGTAGACGCCTCACGCAGGGCTGACACGGACCTGGACGGCCGGGCGACGGCCCACTCGCGACCATCGTCGATACGGGTGACGGCCTCGACCAGGGCGCCGGTCAGGATCTCCAGCGGCGTCATTCGGCCTCGCCGCCCTTACACTTCTTGTGCTTGAAGGCGAACGCGAACGCCGTGGCGAAGTACTCGTGCTTGACGAACTCGCCGCATTCACCACAACTGACTGACCACCAGCGGTACTGCTGGTCGTAGGTCACGGCGAAGTCAGTGGTGTGCTTGCTCACTCCGGCCTCCTGGGGTCGTCGGTCAGGTAGCGGCCTGTGGCGCGGCGGAGGGAGGCGCGGAGGTCGGCGATGGTGGCGGCCGCGCGTGACTCAGCGGCTTCTCGGCCGGCGAGGAACCCGATTCGTCCGGACACGAACATGAGGACAGCGACCAGGACGAGCCAGGCGAAGGTGCTCATGAGGCGCCGCCGTCGATGGCGTGGAGGACTCGTACGTTCGACGGATGGCGATCGCGTGACCCGTGGTCGCCGGTGATGATCGAGTTGGCGAGCCACTGGGCGTCGTCGGCGTGCCGGCGGGCAGCGTCACGCTCGTCGAGGGCGACCATGAGGCGGCGGCCCTTCTCGGTGGCGATTCGGGCGTGGATGTCGCGCTGCCGCTCGGCCGTCACGCGGCGTCGGTAGTCGACGATCCAGCCGATCCCGACCAAGGCGGCGACGAACGCCAGGAGCAGGTGCAGGCCGTCGGGGTTCATGACGCCACGTCCTGGCTGGCGCTCTCGGCCTGCATGGCGAGGAAGTCGAGGTGCTCATAGCCGTGATCCACACCGGCTTGGAAAGCATCGGCGCCGACCGTGCCCCACTCAAACGGCTGGACGACCGGAACGCCCTCCAGCCGCTTGCGAAGCGCCGCGTAGAAGCCAGCCTTGTAGGCGTCGCTGCGCGGCGTGCCCGAGCAGAATCGCTCGTCGTAGATGCGCTGTGCGGGAGTGGCCATGTTGTCTCCTCGGGAAGTCGGGTGAGGTGCCCCGGCGGGCGAGAGGGACGCGCACTGGTTTCTGCCCGCCGGGGCTATGTGGAGCGGTCAGGGACCCGCTCGTTATGCGCTGCCCCTCCGGGGAGGCAGCCCGCCGCCGGTCGAGGGAGACCCGGCGACGGGGACTCAGGCGGCTGCGGCCTCGCGGCGCAGCTCGGTGATGCGGGCGACCAGCTCGTCGAGCGGCGGGCCGGTCGGAGTGAGTGCCGCCTGTGCGGCCTGCTCGACGGTGGAGCCGTCGAGGCCGTAGAGAGTCCGCAGGGCGTAGGCAAGGCACACTCCTGCGGCCTCGATGCGCTCCGGCGTGCTCATGACGCCTCCTGCTTCGGCAGCAGATCTCGCACTGCGACGCGGAAGTAGTCAGCGACCTGCTGAAGCTCGCCCACGTCCCAGGTGATGGCGCCTGTCATGCGGCGGGAGACGGCGAACGCGCTCAGCCCGAGGTAGTCGGCGAGATCGGCCTGAGTGCGGCCGTGCCGCGCGAGGAGCACACGGATTTCCGTGCTCACCCCTTGGTTGATCGTCATAACCGTGACCGTACATCACGCTTATGACGTCTGCAACGACATTGCGGATTCCGCGTGTCACGGCGTACCGTGACGTCATGAGCAAGGCGTCCAAGCCAGCGGTGTCCTGGCTCTCGCAAGCGATCAGCACCGAGGTCAAGGTGCTCATGGCGCGCAGGGACATGGACACCAAGACCCTCTCCCAGGCCTGCGGCATCAAGGTCGGGCGGCTCGGCTACCTGCTGCGCCGAGAGCGGTCCTGGAACATCGTCGAAGTCGACGCCGTCGCGGACGTGTTCAGGCTCAGCGCCAGTGACCTAGTCGCCCTGGCAGAGGCCGCAGCCCCCGTTGTCCTACCCCCAGCACAGGATGACTATGCGGCCGCAGCAGAAGGCCGAGACGGGACCGACGAAGGCGACTACGACAGCGCGTGACGGAAGGGCGTCGGGGGATGGGCAAGAACTACGACCCGTGGCAGGTCGCGCACGACCTCGGGCTCGAGGTCGTCGAGCGTCGACTCCGCCACGGGCACCGCGGCGAGTACTGGCACCGCGAGCAGCTGATCCTCCTGGCCCCGCGGATGAGCCACAGGGAGGCCCGTTCGGTTCTCACCCACGAGTTGCAGCACGCCGTCGCGGGCGACGTTCCGAGCCCGTGGGGGCTGATCACTCACCGGCAGGAGCAGCTGGCACGACGGGCTACAGCACGGACTCTGATCAGCGCGGATGAGTACGCGGCCGCCGAGGATCTCCGCGGCCCCCACCTGGCCGCGATAGCCCACGAACTCGACGTCACGATCCACGTGATCCGCGACTGGATCGCTATGCAGGCCTCGACCGTCGCGGCCTGAAGAAGGAGAGAACCATGGCCAAGCAGAAGCCAGATCCCATGGATCTTCACGGAACCATCAGCCCGTTCGACGGCAAGATGTGGGACGCGCGCCAGCAGGCCTGGACCACGCCGACAGCCGAGGGCCGCGAGCACGCCGCGAAGCGAGCCGCTGCAGAACGGGTGTTACGGCCCGCTGAGGAACGAGAACGGCTCGATTTCC